AAAAGCAAAAGGTATCAGTGGTGATGGAATCTTAAGAAAGTCCTTAGGATACCTATAGACCCTTATGGGGATCTATAGACCCTTATGGGAGTCCATAGACCCTTATGGGAATCCTTAGGTGCCTATAGACCCTTATGGGAATGACCTCAATGAATAATACCAATAACACCAAAAATAAAGTATTCATCACCATCAAAATCATCATTATCATCATCCTCTTTATAATGTCTTTGATTAATGGGGATGTGTCTACTGTTGATGCTCTTCTACGTACTCTTGTGACTAGCTTGTAAGTTGTAATTACTTCCAGTTCCCCCTTAGGTTCCCTTACGGGTTCCTGAGGGGTTTTATTTAAAAGTTATCCACAGGTTGTCCACAGGTTATACACAGAGTTATCCACAGGTAACTAAGGGGATCATAAAAATTGACAAAATTTGTGAGCCCACACTTAACGAGTTCACGTGCGTGTGTGCCCCCGTGGGGGTGCCTGTGGGTGCCCTCAGGTGCCCGCTGTGTCCTTTGGGGCCTTTTAGTCATCCTCAGGATACTAAAGGGTAACCTAAGGCATTGGTTTATCAGTGTTTTTTCAAGTTATCCACAGGTTATCCACAGAGTTATCCACAGCTAGCCTTAGCTAGCACAGGGGTCTTTAGGGTTGATTTGGGTCAATATGGGGTTTGATGTGGATCAATTGTTTGCCTTTGGGTGACATTATCTGTGCTTTGTACCCTTTGGTACTCCTTTAGGTAGCCCACAGCTCTCCACAGCTCTCCACAGCTAGCATGAGCTAGCACAGGACACCACAGGGCCCCTCTGCTAGCGAGCTAGCCTCTATATAGAGAGAGGGCTGAGACACTGAGTGGGGATACCATGTTTATGGTATTTTTCACGATGGGCCTTGACAGGTGTCTTTGGGTGCTTTAAAGTTCAGGGCATGGAGAACGACAAAACGTTCACCGCTACCACCACAGCTAGGACACTAGCACCACAGCTAGGACACTAGCACCACAGCTAGCAGGAGCTAGCACTACTACTTAAAGGAGTACACCATGATTGTTCGATCCTCTCACATCATCACCCTGCCCTCTGGCAATCTCGCCCGTGATTTCCGATGGGAGTCTCTCGGCTACGGTCGAGTCCGTGTCCAGTACAATTACACGGATCGCCGTCGTGCTCACCAGACGGCCCGCAAGTTCACGGTGGAATTCCTGAACGGTAAGCTCGACTCCATTCAGGCCCGCAGTGCCAATGGTGGCCGTGTCGAATTCTTCAAGACCTCTAGCATCATCAATGAGCTCCTTGAGATGCTCGCCGAATTCAATGAGGTTGTGAATGGTGTCGCGGCCCGCAATGAACCCGCTAAGGTCGAGGCCCCGGTTGTTGAACCTGAACAGGACAGCGTCTCTGTCGAGGCTAGCAAGCTAGCTGAGGACGACACCGCTAGTAACACTAGCACCGATCTTAAGGACACCGTCGAGCTCTTGCGAGGCGTGGTCATGATTAACATGATCATCACCCTTGTAACCCTCGGGATTGTGTGGTACAATCTCTAACGAGTCCTAAGGCTAGCAAGCTAGCTAAGGGAGGGGCGTAAGCCAATCGGCTTCGGCCTCTCCCGAGGGATCCCCTGAATCAACTAAGCAACGGAGTAACAAAAATGAACTTCAATGAATTCCTCGCCCACGCCAAAAAGGTCAACGGGATGCCTCTCGACACCCTCGCCAAGGAAGTCGGTGCCCATATGGTGCTGTATCCTGAATCCGGACTTAAGGTCATCGAGAAGGCTCTCGCCCCTATCGAAAGCCCTGAGGCCATCCGTTGGGACTTACTCAGCACCTGCCTCAATGAGGGCGATGCTCTTGACATGGCCGTGGTCATCTCGACCTCGCCGTGGTGTCTCAAGCTCCTCGGGAATCTCGATGAGGTCAAGGATGATGCAGATAAAGGCTTCTGCCTCGCCGTGCTCAATGGTCTTGACATTGACGACAAGTTCAGGGAGTATTTTGACTTTGAAGATTACTGGCACAATAACGGTGGTGACACAATCACCACGAGTTACGGGGTGTACATGGTAGACACGAAAGGGCTTGCATACTGGCTCAAAGAGCTTGCCGCCTACTAAACCATAAGGGGCTAGGGGGTGCCCATGGTAGCCCTCTAGTCCCCAACAAGGAGACTTGAAGATGAATGCACAGGTTCGAAAGATGATGGACGCATGTCCGTCTTACATGGTGGCGGAGTGGGCACTGCCTGCTCTCATCAATGGTGACTACACGGGTATCATTCCCTTGGATGCCCCTGAGAGTTGCGGTGAGGTCACCATGGTCGCCCAGTTTGATGAGGAGGTAGTGCAAGGTCGCTCCATCATCGTCGACGAAGAGGAAGACGGGACGATTAACCCTGTCTTTGCAAAAGACGAGATTACCGGAACCTTCACGGAATGCGTGAAGATCTGGCTTGCGTGATGAGCACATGGGGCACTTGCTCTGGTAAGAGCACTTGCATAAAAGTTCAAAGTGCCCTATAATAACCCCATGTTCAAACCAAAGGATCAAAGGAGTCCTACCATGATCAATATGATTCTTCTTCCAGAGTCCCAGAACACCAAGACAGGAAATATCATCCAGTCCTATTCGTCTCCGTCCTCCTGTCCTGTCTCCTGCCCCTTCAAGGAAAGAGGGTGCTATGCGAAGAATACCCGCACCTCTAAGGTGTGGGAGAGGGCAGACAACCGTGAAGACAGACGATTTATCGGCTGTCAGGATGATTTGGCGGACGCTCTCACTGGTGCCCTTTGGTTAGACAAGGGGGAAAGCGACGAAATACTGTTCCGTCACAACATCGCGGGTGACATGGCTGTAGTTGGTACGGATAAGTTTGACCTTGCAACGTACCTGAGCATGGTGTCTGCCATTATGACCGCCAATTACCGCCTTAAGGTCGCAGGCTCCTCTAAGCACATCAAGGCCTTCACGTATACCCATTGTGACTACGACTTCTATGACAGGGGTTCCATGAGACTGATGCAGGACTACATGCTTGTCAACATTTCATGTGAGACTGTCGACGAAGCCATCACCGAAAAGGAATACGGTCTCAATGTAGTCCTCACGAGCATCTATCCTGAGGCGGACATTGCGGCCCTCAAGGCTAAAGGCATCCCCGCAGTTCAGTGCCCTTCACAGACAAAGGGAATCACCTGCAAGGAATGCCGTCTTTGCTCACGAGACAGGGAGGCCGTGGTAATCTTTGAAGTCCATGGTAATAACAAAGGAAAAGCCCGTAGGGTAATCCAGATCAAGAGGGCACAATAAACTCACCATAAACAATGCCCCTAAGAAAGCCATAGAAAGCCCTAGGGGCGTCCAGAGGAGATAACATGTATACTCGCACCACCACCGTCATCGAACGCTCTGACGTAGCCTCTGTTCTTTTCTACCGCTGGAAGGACGGAACGTATATAGTAACATTCGTAGCTAATCATCCTAGCACCGCTAGTAACACTAGCACCGACTGCGAACCGATCTACACTTTTTCGGGTATGTATCAAGGAAGTGAGGAAGTCGTTGGCAGGCTCTGCAAGTACACTAAAGGCGGAGCTATGATTCTTGTCGGTGTGGCATCCATGCACGGCTCTGTTATGAATGCAATTCTGTCCATGTGGAATAACCGTATTAAGGAGATTGAAAAGAATGCTTAATCTTAAAGAATACCTGATTGTATTCATTGGAATTGCAATCATTCTTGGAATCTTTCCCTTGTTTGTCTTTGTTTGCAAACTTATGGGAATCTATTACTAAAAGGAGACAAAATGGAAAAAATTAACGACGGAAATCCTGAAACCAGTACCCATTATATGGGAGCTGTCCAGCCTATTGAATTGATGCTTAATGCGTTAACTCGTGAGGAATTCATTGGATTCCTAAAGGGCAATATGATTAAATATGCGTTCCGTGCGGGCCGCAAGGCAGGCGAATCTGCGGATAAAGACAGAAACAAGTACCTGACGTATGCCGAGTGGTTGCGTACTTTCGAGGCATTCGGTAACATCTACGTCAACGGTGACTGCGTAGAGAGGGGTAAAATCTATGATTAGAGGAGACACGAGGATTTAATAAAATCCATACTCCTAGAGAGAGGGTAAAAGATACTATAGACTCCTAAGGAAACCTAAGGAAACCACAGGAGTCTATAGTTTAACTATGGGTAATATCCTACATCATCACCTATATAACCCTATATAAAAGAGTATAAAAGATCTATAGATATAACCTAAAGGTAACCCCTATGTCTTATGATAAATTGAATAGTTTTAGAATTGATGGTGAAAATGAATATGACGATCTTTGTCTTAAATACGGCAAAGCCCGTGTAGACAGGGAAATAGAATTAGAACTTGAAAGCAAGGAAAATGCCTTCAATGCTTTCATGTCTAAGAGGAATAAGGCAATTGAAAGTGGTACTATTGGTAATATGGGTGCCTCTAGAGTCCTTATCAGTGAAGCCATCCCTGTCATGACTAAGGCCCTTGACAAGTGGTTTAAGGATGTTGATACTGGCAAGCCCGGTAAGCGTCATGTGATGGCATCCCTTATTCGGTCTTTGTCTTCCGAAGAAATCGCGTTCATTTCAATTAGAACCATCATTGAAAATTCCCTTGGAATCGTGTCTTTAACCAAATTGTCCTCTGCAATTGGTGAAGCTATTGAGGATGAACTTCGGTTCAAGATGGTAGTTGCAACCATGGATAAGAAAGAGCTCAGTCGCTTTAATGCAGGGCTTGATAAGCGTATTTCCATGCAGTTCAAAAAGCGCTATGTTGAAAACAAAGAAAAAATCCTTGCAGACGAAAAGAGACTCAAGAGATGGAACAAGTGGGGTAACGCTAATAGAGTTCAGGTAGGTCTTAAGTTGGTAGACATTTTCATCGTGTCTACTGGCTTAGGCGCCCTTGAGAAAACCATGAGTGACAACAAAAACGTACATTACATTTTCTGTCTTGACCCTGATGTGTTGACGTATTTGGAGCACGAGGATAAGGAGACTGCTAGTCTCATGTTCCAAAATAGGCCCATGGTGATCCCGCCTAAGCCGTGGACTACTCCCTTTGATGGTGGTTACCTTATCAACCTTAAAAAGCCTATCCAGCTCGTCAGAATGCCCTCTATGGAGTGTGCTCAGCTCTACGATGAGGTTGACATGCCCAACGTGTACAAGGCTGTCAATGCCATCCAGTCTACGGCTTGGCGAATCAACCGTAGGGTGCTCGACGTGGCCAATTCGGTGTGCTCATGGGCTCACATCCCCGAAGGCCTTGAGATGCCCTCTGCGACCCCTGCGGAGCCTCCTATGAGGCCTGCAGAGGCAGACACTAACGAGGAGGTACAACGTGATTGGCGTAGTGCTATGGTGCACTACTATCAGGACGACAATAAGCGTAAGAGCAAGCGTTATCTTGTCAATGGTGTCCTCGCACTGGCTAACACCTACAAGGACGACATGGAAATCTATTTCCCCCACAACCTTGACTTCCGTGGCCGTGTCTACCCCTTGACCCAGCTGAGTCCGCAGGGCAATGATTTTACTAAAGCCCTCATTGAGTTTGCCGAAGGGGTGCCTCTGGGCGAGAATGGGCATACTTGGCTGGCCTTTCAGGGCGCTAACTGCTACGGTCTTGACAAGAAACCCTTTGAAGAGCGTATTGCATGGGTCTATAGCAACACCGAAATGATTCTGTCGATTGCCAAGGATCCCTTGCAGGATCTCCGATGGACTGAGACGGATTCCCCTTGGGAATTCCTTGCGTTCTGTTTTGAATGGGCGGACTATCTGGATAAGGGCGACTCGTATGTGTCTCACCTCCCGATTGCCTTCGATGGCTCCTGCTCTGGCTTACAGCATTTCTCTGCGATGCTTCGGGACGAAGTCGGTGGGGAAGCTGTCAACCTCATGCCTGACGACAAGGTGCACGACATCTATGGCATCGTTGCTACCAAGGTCACTGAGTTGCTTAAAAAGGACTATGACAATGGTACCGATGACACTATGGCTAAAACTGAGGACGGTGACGATTACCTTAAGAAGGGCACCCGTAGCATGGCCACGGAATGGCTCAAGCATGGCGTAACCCGCAAGGTGACTAAGCGAAGCACCATGACCCTTTGCTATGGCTCTAGTAAATTTGGCTTTGCTGAGCAGGTGTTGGAAGATACTATTTACCCCGCTCTTGCAAAGAATCCCACGGCATTCAGTCGTCCTAGCCAGTCCGCTAGGTACATGGCTGGACTGATTTGGGAAGCCCTGCAGGGTGTCGTTGTGAAAGCTGTGGAGGCAATGGGTTGGCTACAGGTTGCAAGTGGTCTCCTCGCTCAGGACAAGGACATTAACGGCCAATCCCTGCCTACCTATTGGGTTACCCCTGCTGGATTCCCTGTAAAACAGAAATACAACAAGGTTGTGCTCAAGCAACTCAGGACTTTCACTACTGGGACTATTCGAGTCAAGGAGCCATTCAAGGAAGACAGTCAGATCGAGGAAGGTGCCTCTATCAACCCCGTGGTGTACGAAAGCATTCCCGATATTGACACTCGAAAGCAGAAGCAGGGTATTGCACCCAACTATGTCCATAGCATGGATGCGTCCCATTTGATGCTTACGGTGTGCTCTTGTGTCGACAAGGGGGTTAAGTCCTTTGCGATGATTCATGATTCCTATGGTGCTCCTGCGGGGCATGGTGACATCATGTTTACTACCGTTAGAGAAGTGTTTGTGGACACCTACAGCAACAACGATGTTCTGCAGGATCTTCATGACCACATTGAAAACCTTTTGTCTCCTAAGATGGTCGACAAGCTCCCTAAGATTCCCGCAAAGGGAAATCTTGATCTTGAGCGAGTCAAGGAGTCCATGTACGCCTTTAGCTAACCCCAGCTAATAAAATCCATACTCCTAGGGAGAGTAACAAAGCCTCCCTAGGTCAAACAAACCCCAACTAATAAAATCAATACTCCTAGGGAGAGTAACCAAGTCTCCCTAGGTTAAACAGCTAGCTCGCTAGCAACAAACAAGGAAGTAATTAAATGTCTATCAACAACAATCGTTTCACTACCCCCAAGGGTCTCGCACAGTATCCCGCTCTCAAGACCCCGGATACTAAGTTCAATCCTGAGGGTGACTACAAAGTCAATCTTGTCATGGAAGATGATGAGAAGACTAACGCCCTCGTGTCTAAGCTCGAAGCAATCCTTGAGGACTTCTATGAGAATGACGACAACGTCAAGCAGGCCATTGCAAAGGGTCGCAAGGTGGTGACTCAGGACATCTATGAAAAGGATGAAGAAGGCCGCATTGTGATGAAGTTCAAGCAGAAGGCGGTCATTACGAAGAAGGATGGTTCTAAGATTACCGTCAAGATCCGCCAGTTTGACTCTAAGGGTAAGCCCCTTGATGTCAACATCGGTCGAGACAGTGTCATCAAGGTGTGTTTTAGTGCCAACCCGTATTACATGCCCTCTACGCGTACCTGTGGGCTTTCCCTGCGACTTCTCGCAGTTCAGGTTATCTCTCTGAATGAGTTCGGTGATTCCTCTGCGTCCTCTTATGGCTTTGAAGAAGAAGAAGGCTATACCGGCGAGGAGCACGAGGATTCCTATAAGAGCTTTGAAGATGTTGACGACGACGTTCCTGGAGATTTCTAAATGACTAAGTTTACTTTCGGCCATAAACTGCGTGAGGGGCTTGGCCTCCTCCTTACTGACGAAGGCCTTGAAAAGGCTCTTGAGTCCGCAATTGAGCATTACAACTGGTACCTTGAAAAGGAAGGTAAGGCACCAAGTGGCTTCTATTGCTCCATCTCTGGTGACAAGCGGCACTTCAAGAGCAACACCGCCTACTATGACGCTAGGTTCATCTATGAAGTGATGCCCTACTCGTTTACGTTCGATGTCAATGTTGAGGATCTTATCTTTGAAGACAAAGAAGGTGTCGAGTACGATAAGCCTTACAGGCTTGAGGAATTCTTTAGCAAGGATCTTAGTGGTGTTGAGGGTGCTTGCGTCCTTGTCATGTTTAAGGGTGATTATGAAGCCTCAGAGTGCTTCTGTCGTCCCGACCTCCTTGTTGGTCAGATTCTGAGTTATCAGGACGATGACTACTTCATTCGTGTAAATGGTCATAGTAGTGTATATGACATCCATAGCAATGAGTTTTCTGAAGAATGTAAGGTTATGCTCCCCTCTCGTAGCAACCTGCTTAAGGAGCATGAAGAGGAATAAATGACTACCCGTAGTGCGGCCTATAGCAAAAAGAGGATGCACAACAGGGGAACTTACCGAAGTGGCCTTGAGGAGAAAGTCTCAGACTCCCTCAGGGCCTTCGGCATTGAGCCTCATTATGAGGAGAAGTATCTGGAGTATATTGTGCCCGAAAGTAAGCACAAATATACTCCTGACTTCGTTTTGCCTAACGGGATTCTCATAGAAACTAAAGGTGTATGGGATTCTGAAGATAGGAAGAAACATATTTTAATTAAGGCTCAACACCCCGAGTTGGACATTCGCTTTGTCTTTAGTAGATCCAAAACCCCTATTTACAAAGGAAGCAAAACAACTTACGCTTCATTTTGTGAAAAGAATGGGATCAAGTATTCAGACAAAACAATCCCCCTTGAATGGATTAAAGAGGATCCCAAGGTAATCCCTTCAGGGATTCTTATTAATAAAGGTTAATTAAAATATGGTTTCTTTCAAGGCTCCAAAGATTGAGGAGCATAAATCTTTTGTCTCTTATAAGAATAGAGAGACTACTAAATATCTTGTCGTTCACTGTTCTGCCACTCAGAATGTGTCTTCTTTTACGTGGAAAACCATTGATCAGATGCACAGACAGCAGGGGTGGTTGGGTATTGGTTACCACTTTGTAATTCGTACTGACGGCACCATCCAGAGAGGTAGGCCCCTAGAGGCCATCGGTTCCCACGTAAAGGGTTACAACAACTGCTCCGTTGGTATCTGCCTCATTGGTGGTGTGGATTCTAAGGGCAAGTCCGTAGATAACTTTACAGAGGAGCAGAAGGAGTCTCTTAAGTGTCTGCTGGACTATCTCAGAGGCTACTATAAAGATGAAGTCACTGTACTTGGCCACAGAGATTTTGCAGGCGTCAACAAAGACTGTCCTTGTTTTGATGTTAAGGGATGGTATAAGGGCGCTAAGTTTGCTCGGTATGAAGATACTGAGGCGTTCTGGAGTAAGGTAGTCTTCTCTAAGGGTGTCTTTAAGGACTTTAATGGAGGCCCTGAAGAAGGGGATGTTGTTCGCATTGAATAAAATCAATACTCCTAGGGAGAGAGTATGCAGTACGTGAAATCTCTTATGGTTATCCTTGCGTTCATTCTTGGGCTGGCTCTAGGTGAATCTATTGAGGAAAAAAGAAATCAAGAGATTCTCCTAGAGGAGCAACGGACTCACTTAACGGAACTAAAGACCCTACAGGAAAGAAAGGATGCAACGATTAACTTACTTCTTAAAGACATGGCTACCGCTGATGCTGTGCAATCTGCTATTGATAAGCGGGTTAACCGCCTGCAGTACAACATCAATGCAGGAAACAAAGCCATCATGCAACATACCGATAGAGCTTATGCAGAGTCAATCATCCAGTGTAGAAACCTACTGTCAGAAGGTGCAGAACTACACGGGGAAGGTGTTAAGATACTCAGAGACACCAATAGACGACTTGAAGCAATAATCAATATCCACAACGTGCCCCCGAAATAGTCTTCTAAACTATCGGCATAAAACATCGGGAAGGAGCCAAGAGGTTCGATTCCTCCACGTTGTACCAAATACGCTGTTTGATTGTACTCCTCTCACTATAAGAGAAGTGAGGAAGTCCTACAGCTCTTAAGAGTGTCAGGTCGCTACTGACTAGGATGTCTACCGAAATAGATCCGATGGGGCAACGGTTACCCCACAGGCCCTGGTGGCGAAATTGGTAGACGCACGGCGCTTAGAATGCTGGGCCGAAAGGCGTGGGGGTTCGAGTCCCCCCTAGGGCACCACATTTTATTTTTTTAAAAGAGAGGCTATTATGCAGACTCAGAAGGAACTTGATCGAATGGAATCTGATTGGGAAGCTCGTTGGGAAGACGAGTATCAGGAATATCTTGAGTCCCTTGATGATGAAGACGATGAGGATGAAGATGACGGCTATGATGAGGAAGATAATGACTACTAAAGTTGGGGAAAGTGAAGCCCTTTGCATCTGCCATCAGGATAATCTCTATACGTTCGTCCTTAGGTATCCTAGGATGATCCATAGTGAATTCATGACGCACAGAATGTTCTCACGGAATGCTAGTAGCTCTCGTGCTATCCCTGTGAATAAGGTTATTGAACAGGTTGATAGCAAGCCTGTAGTCCCGACTAAGGTCTACATGAATAAAGCGGGTATGGTAGGGGATGTAGAGGCTCCTATTGATGTAGCTACAGACTTCTATAATCTTTGGCTTGACGCGGCCCGTAACGCCGTGGAAACGGCCAAGTGTATGGAAAAGCTCGGTATCCATAAGCAACACATTAACCGAATCCTTGAGCCCTTCCAGTACATTAACGTGATTGTGACTGCTACTGATTGGGATAACTTCCTTAATCTTAGGCTTGCCAGTGATGCACAGCCTGAGATGCAGGATCTTGCAAGGGCTATTAAGGGTGAGATGGACAAGGTAGGCAATAAGATCATTAGTGTCTACCGTATTTGTGGGAAGTACGTTAGTCTTCCCTTTATCACCCAAGAGGAAGTCGACAGTCACTGTATGAACTCGTTTAGTTCCTCTGAAGTCCTCATTGAGGATCTCATGCTGATCTCCTCTGCACGCTGTGCTAGAGTGTCTTATAACAACCATGACGGCTCTTGTCCTGACGAACACAAGGACAAGAAGCTGGCACGAAGACTTCTCGATGCAGGCCATATGTCACCCATGGAGCACCCCTGTATTTGGGCAGGAGACATGCGGTACCATAAAAACCTGTACGGTTGGAAGAGCCTTCGTTGTAAACTCGGTCGCTAAAAGATGAATAAAGAGAGTACATTCCTTTATCATGAACCTTGTCCTAAGTGTGGCTCCTCTGACGCCTGTGGCGTCTTTAGTGATGGCCATAGGTTTTGTTATTCTTGTAATACTTATTTTAGACCTGATGGGTCTGTAAAGAGTGAGGTGGTTAGAGTGTCTAAGGATTGTATTCCTCTCGGAGAACTTGAAGAGGTTTCCCTTACTAAGCGTTGTATTAGTAAAGATACTTGTTCTAAATTCAAGTATTTTTCTACCGTTTACAAAGGGAAGCCTTGCCAAGTAGCGTGCTACTACGACGATTCGGGGAACCTTGTGGGTCAGAAGCTCAGGTTCCCCGATAAGTCCTTTGCTGTCCTTGGGAGTATCTCTAATAGGCTTTATGGTTCCCAATTGTGGGCTAGTGGTAAGAAGATCGTCATCACTGAAGGTGAGATTGATTGTCTTACTGTGAGCCAACTTCAGGGTAACAAGTGGCCTGTTGTGAGTATCCCCAATGGGGCACAAGGGGCAAAGAAGGCTATTGAGGCCAACCTTGAGTATCTAGGAAATTTCGAAGAAGTCATCCTGATGTTTGACATGGATGATCCGGGTAGAAAAGCAAGTGAAGAGTGTGCAAAGATACTGCCTGCAGGTAAGGCATATATTGCTAATCTTCCTTGTAAGGATCCTAATGAATGCCTTAGTGAAGGCAAGGGTCCTGAGGTTCTTCAAGCTGTATGGAATGCCAAGCCATATAGACCCGACGGAATCGTTTCAGGTACAGACCTCTATGAGAAGTGCGTAACTGACATTGATGACCTGAAGGATTCCGTAGAGTACCCTTGGGTTGCACTTCAGAACAAAACTAAAGGAGCTAGACATGGTGAACTGTATGTCTTCACAAGTGGAAGTGGTATGGGAAAGTCAACAATTCTCAGAGAACTCGAATACTACTTTGGTGTTCATAGGGGAGAACTATGCGGAATTGTTGCTCTTGAAGAATCTACTCGAAAAACTGGGATGGAACTCATGTCAATTCATCTTAGCAAGAGACTCATCCTCGACCCTGAGTGTGCAGATGAAGACGAGCGAAGCCGTGCTTTTGCAGAGACTATTGGGAATGGGAACTTCTTCCTGTATGACCACTTTGGGTCTCTTGATTCAGGGAATCTGCTTAGCAAACTTAGGTACATGATTGTGTCCCTAGGATGCAAGCGTATCTTCCTTGACCATATCTCCATTGTGGTCTCTGGCATGGATGCCGATGAGGATGGCGGTGAGCGTAAAGCTATTGACAAGCTCATGACAAACCTTCGTTCCCTTGTGGAAGAGACTGGAGCTACCATGTTCGTAGTGTCTCACCTTAAGCGTCCTGAGAAGAAGGGACACGAAGAGGGGGCACAGGTATCCCTTAGTCAACTTAGAGGGTCTGGAGCTATTGCACAGCTCTCTGACATGGTGATTGGCCTTGAGAGAAATCAACAGGGTGACAATCCCAATGTGTTGACTCTTCGCGTATTAAAGAATCGCTTTTGCGGGGACACTGGTGTCAGTGGTTACCTTGAGTATGACCCTGAAACAGGTAGACTCAAGGATTGCCCACAGGGGTCTGAAGATTGCCCCTTTGAATCTGAGTTTTAACAAAGCTATTTAAGAAATAAGCAAAGCTATTTAAGGAATAGAAAATGCTGACAATTAAAGACAAGTTTATTGTATTCGATATTGAAACTGATGGGTTGCTTGATAAGACCAAGAGGTTTTGGTGTGGTTGGTTGTACGACTCCTATACTGATTTGTACACTGGCTATACTGATCTTGATGAGTTCTTTGATGCCCTGAATAAGTATGGTACTAGTGGATACAACATCGTCGGTCACAATATCTGCAAGTTCGACATCCCTGCTCTTAAGGAGCTCAAGGGTGAGAGGTTTGAGTTTGATGTTCGAGATGTCTGTATTGACACTCTTGTTCTTGCTCGTCTGATCTACTCGAACATCAAGGACACTGACGTTGGCCTTATGCGTTCTGGAAAGCTCCCTAAGGCTCTATATGGTTCCCACAGCTTGAAGGCTTATGGTTACCGTATGGGTGAACTGAAGGGCACCTATGGTGAACAAGAGGACGCATGGGACAAGTTCACTCATGAGATGTATGAGTACAACAAGCAGGACGTTGTGGTTACCCTTAAGTTGTTCCATAAGCTGATGGCTAAGGGTTACCCTTTGAAGGCCATTCAGCTTGAGCATGACATTGCTTGGGTGATGGCTAAGCAAGAACGCAATGGGTTTGTCTTTGATAAAGATCAAGCAGTCAAACTCTATTCCGAATTGTCAGGTAAGCGACAGGTTCTTTATGAGAACCTTGTTTCAAAAGGTGGTTCTTGGACTGTCTATAAGGGAGACAAGGTCTACAAGCGAGATAACGCTAAGCGTGGCATTAAGGCGGGTGTCCCTTATCCTCAGTATGAAGAGGTTACCTTTAACCCCAATAGTCGCCAACACATTGCCAAGGTTCTCATGGATCGAGGCTGGGAGCCTACCGAAATGACTCCTACGGGTGCCCCTAAGGTTGACGAAGAGACTCTGAAGACTGCTAAGGGTATTGACATTACTGAGGACATCTTGGAGTATTTGCTTATTAACAAGCGTATTGCACAGCTTGCTGAGGGTGACAATGCGTGGCTAAAGTTGATGAAGGAGGATCCTGATGGTTACACTCGCATTCACGGTTCTGTTAATCCTAATGGGGCTGTCACTGGTCGTGCAACTCATGCTTATCCTAATGTTGCACAGGTACCTGCAGGTAGATCTCCCTATGGGGAGGAATGTAGGTCTCTTTTTAGAGTCCCTACTGGATGGTATGAGGCGGGCATCGACGCTTCAGGCCTTGAGCTTAGGTGCTTTGCTCATTTTCTCTACCCTTATGACCATGGGGAATACGTAAATGAGATCTTGAATGGTGACATTCATACTCATAACCAGAAGATGGCAGGGTTGCCTACAAGAGATCAGGCGAAGACTATGATCTACTGCATGATGTACGGTGGTGGCGATGGTAAGCTCGGAGAAGTCATCAACGGCACTGCAAAGGACGGTAAGGCTCTTAAGGAGAGGTTCTTTAATGCAGTACCTGCCTATAAGGAACTCTGTTCAGATATTGAAAGGACTCTCATTACATCCTCTGAATGGGTCGGAGGTGTCAATAAGGTAACTTGGAGGAAACGTGCTCACCCTGATAACAGTAATCTTAGTATTACTCACAGTATTCTTGGGCTTGATCGTCGCGTTGTTTATGTGCGAAGCCCTCACTCGGCTCTGAATACCCTGTTGCAATCTGCAGGTGCCCTTATCTGCAAGAAATGGGTATGCCTTGTTGAGGAGAACATGCGTAAGGCTGGGTATAAGCACGGTTGGGACGGTGATTTTGCCATGATGGCATGGGTGCATAAACAACATTGTGCACATTAAAGTAGGTTAATTCGGGGAAACCCCACGTGGGCAATCCCGAGCTAAACATTGGAGGAACTATGCGTGGTAAACCTATGGTCTTGATTCAGGATCAAAACGGTTGCATAGTCTCCACATCACATAGACTGAATCATGATGGTTATCTAAGGATTAGAGATTACAGGTATAAGGGTAAAGGTAGAAAGCCCTTGATTATGGCTCACAGACTTGTATGGGAAGAAGCTAACGGCGAAGTCCCTAAAGGCTATGAGATACATCACAAGTGTCATAATCGTGCCTGTTGTAACCTTAGTCATCTTGAGCTAGTTAAGATCGTAGACCATAAAGTCGAACATAACTCTACTAGATATGCCGATAGAAAGGCTAAAGCTAAGAAGTATTGGAAACTTTATAAGTGTACGGGTACTAAGCTAGGAGAAGTCTTTGGTGTCTCGTTTTCCTCTGCTTGTGAGTGGATTCGAGAATGGAAGTGTAGAGACTAGGTATATACCGTAGGGGCTAGGGGTGAGATTCCCCTAGTCTCGAAATGCCTACTACAGCTAATACCAATAGGCTGTAAAGAGATAGTCCGACACCCGTAGCAATATGGGAAACGGTAAGGATGAGGTTCAGGTAGCCTGTCGCACAAAGGAAATCGCAGAGGACTGCGTAAGGATTGCACAGGAATCCATGAGGCAGACTCAGAAGTTCTTTAATTTTAACTGTCAGTTGGACACCGAAGGTAAGATTGGTACCAACTGGTTCGATTGTCACTAAGGAGTGGTTATGATTCGTAGACCTATGGCTGATGAAGAGATTGAAAGGGTTCTTAAGAAGAATGAACCTAAGGAGGTAATGGCTTTGTGTAAGACCAACAAAAAGAGTGTTGTTGACATTAAGTGGCTCTATAAGACGGATCCTGTTTTTGGGACTGCAGGCGGTGCCGAAGTTCGATTGAATGGTAAACTGCTTTTTATGCACATTCCAAATCCTTGTAAACTCTATGAAGACTGGACTGACAAAGAAATCTTTTATGAGATTCTTGAACGTCTTGGTTATGAAGTTGATTGGGAAGAAGAGAGTGTTTACTATGAGGGACCTCAGAAAGAAAATGAATAAGTATCTTAGTTTTCTTAAGTATATTGACCAGAACAATCCGAAGTTTCAGGCGGACTTCTGTCGTGAGAATGCAAAGCTGATTGCCGAGGCGGCCTCTAGGGGCCACATTACTTGCCTTAATTACTATAGTGAGGCCACTAATTATTGGAAGCTCACTTGTAAGGCTTACGCTATTCTTAAGGCTTGTGAATAATGAGATATGCTTTTGTAGACGGTGATATTATAGCCTTTAAGGCATCCTCTGCTGTCCAGAAGGATATCGACTGGGGTGATGGTCTTTGGACTTGTCATGCCGAAGTGGATGACGCATGGGATTACTTTACCGACATGCTTATTGCTATTGATGAAAAACTGGCTAAGCATTTTATTGGTGAAGAGATTACCTATGTATTCTGTTTCTCCGATGAGGATAACTTTAGGAAATCCTACAATCCTGACTATAAGTCCAATAGGCGATCTAGTCGTAAACCTTGTTGTTACAAAGGTCTCGTAGACAAGATTAAAGAAACCTACACTTCTTATACAGTCAAGTATCTTGAAGCTGATGATGTTGTGGGTATCTACTGCACTAGCCCTGTCTATAAAGATATTTGTGTCGCAGTGTCTATGGACAAGGATTTCAAGACAATCCCCGGTTACTTCTATGATTTCGGTAATGATGTCTTGCATAACATCACTGAGAAGGACTCCAAGAAATGGCTGTGCTACCAGACCCTAGTAGGGGACGTTACAGACGGCTATAAGGGGTGCCCCACTTATGGCCCTGTGAAAGCCAATAAGCTCCTTAATGGGCACCCTGATTCTGAATGGTGGCCTGAGGTTTTGAAAGCCTTTAAGTCTCAGGGTCTTACTGAAGAGGATGCCATTAGAGAGGCAACAATGGCTAGAATCTTGCACTATGAAGATTACCCTTTAAGTGAATCTGAGGGTCTACCTAAGAAGTACAACCCCTTTTAATCAATACTAATACCCCTAGGGCTATTTTTAATTAAATCAATAGTCCTAGGTAGGAGGAAGACATGAACAAAGAAGTAGAAGAAAACAACGTTATTGAAGAAGAAGAGTTTCCTTATGTTCCTAAGGATCTCATTGAGAGACTTGAGGATATCTTTGACATTCGAAAGATGATTTGGTATGAAAAGAGTAATGAGACTCTTCTAGGTATTCAACAGGTTGTTACCTACCTTAGAAATAAATACGATAAACAGAATGGAGATAACTGATGGGTGGACTCTTTAGTAAGCCTAAGGTTCCTGAGGTTAAGGTTCAGGCCCCTGCCATTGAGCAACCTGTACTCGAACCTGAGGCTCCTGAAATGGGTGCTGAAGAAACTGCGGAACACAAGAAGAACAAGGGCAAGAAGGCTCTGAGGATTGACTATGTGGGTTCTGGCAGAGGGACTAACATCCCTAAGTAACGTGTCTAGGATTGGTGTCTTACAACCCAGTGATGGAGACATCCTAGAGCAGATCATCGACAAGGGTGCAAAGATTATCAAAGATGACCCTGACTCCCTCCCTTTCATTAAGAAATATGCTGATGTACGTGTAGTACGTAGGTTTCTTAAGGGTGTCATTAGTGGTGAATTTGAAGACTTCATCGTCCTTGTTTTCTATAACAAAGAAAATGCTCTCTCGGGTGCATCCCTAGTGTCTAGGGGGAGACCTTGGTATGCACCTGAGGGAGTAACTTTTTTAAATGAAGAGTGCACTGTAGCTTTCCAAAAGGGTTTGGGGTTGTCTAGAGCAATGGCTTATGCTCTTGAAAATAGGGCATGTACTAACGTAAGACTACTGGCCTTCTCTAATGCTAATACGCTCAACAACAAGATGTTGGAAAATACTTTTGAGAAACACTTGGGTTACTCTTCATACAAAACTTTTTACAAGGAAATTTAATAATGGGATTTGGTTCCATTAAGAAGGCTTTTAAGAAGGTTGCCAAGATCTCTACCTTTGGTGCTTACCGAGGTGGTGGTGGTGGTGGTGCCCCTGAGGCTCCTACGCCTGCTCCTGAGCTTGAGCTTACGAACCCTGAGGGTGAAGCTGAGAAGAAGGAAGAAACCGAAAAGGTTCAGCTTCGTAAGGGTAAGAAGGGTCTTAGAATTAAGAAGGCAGGGAATGCTGATGTGTCTGCAGGTGCAGGCCGTAACCTTGTCTAACATGGAGGGTTATGATGGTTGGTAATCAATCATTGAATGATGGGTGGGACGGTTGGAATGGCAACTAGTGAACATACCGCAGGAAATATCCCTCTTGAAGGAGCTAAGACGACCTATGACAAACTCACGACAGACAGAGACCCATACACACAGAGAGCAGAGAAGTGTGCGACCTATACGATCCCTATGCTCTTTCCTAAGGAGTCTGATGATGGTGGTACTAACTATTCCACTCCTTACAATTCTGTGGGTGCTAGGGGTCTTAATAATCTTGCCTCTAAACTTCTTCTTTCTCTGTTGCCTCCTAATCAACCTTTCTTTAGACTGGGGTTGGACTCGGAGTCTACGGTAGCTCTTAATGAGTCTGCTGATGACCAGCTGAAGGACAATATCGAATACGGTTTGTCCATGATGGAACAACAGATGATTAAGTATATGGAGTCTCAGTCTCTTAGACCGACTCTGTTTGAAGCTATTAAGCAACTTATCATTGCAGGCAATGCACTTCTGTTCCTGCCTCCTGCTGAAGGTGGTATGAGGTGCTACACTCTTCGTGAGTACACTGTTCAGAGAGACACTATTGGCAATGTCCTTCAGATTGTTGCTAAGGATACTGTTTCCCGTGGGAGTCTCCCTGATTCCATGCAGTCTGTTCTTCCCGATTCTGGTGAACCGACTATCAACGAAAAGGTAGACATCTATACTCACATTTACCGTGTGGCTAGTGGAGACACCTATCAGTGGGAATCCTATCAGGAGATTGAGGGTGAACCTGTTGCAGGTAGTGAACAGACTTATCCTGCAAACAAGAGTCCTTGGATTCCCCTTAGATTCAATAAGAAGGACGGGGAACACTACGGTAGATCCTTTGTTGAGGATTACCTTGGCGACCTTATCTCTCTTGAGAATCTATCTAAGAGCATCGTGGATATCTCCATGATTGCTTCTAAGGTTCTCTACCTCGTGTCTCCTGCTTGTCAGACCAACATCAGGGCTTTGGCTAAGGCGGAGAACGGTGCTTTTGTTAGGGGTCGTATGGAGGACGTTGTTCCCATGCAACTTAATAAGAGCATGGATATGCAGACGGTACTCACTACTGCTCAACAGATTGAGTCTCGTTTGTCTTATGCGTTCCTCTTGAACTCTGCAGTCCAGAGTGGTGCTATGGGTAGAGACAGAGTTACCGCAGAAGAGATTAGGTACGTTGCGGGTGAGCTAGAGGATACCCTAGGTGGTGTCTATTCTCTCCTGTCTCAGGAGCTACAGCTTCCTCTTGTTGCTTGTGTCTACAATCAGATGCAATCTCAGGGTTTGCTCCCTGTGGTTGACGAGAGTATTGCAGAGATTGAGCCCTCCATTATCACGGGTATTGATGCTCTTGGTAGAGGGCAGGATCTTAACAATCTAGCTCAGGCTTTGCAGTTGATGCAACAGTTCCCTGAGTTTCTACAGGCTCTCAACGTTGGTAATCTTGCTACTAGGATTTTTGCGGCGGCTCATATTGATGCTACGGGTCTAGTGAAGACTCCTGAGGAACTTCAGGCAGAACAACAGGCCGCTATGGAACAATACGCCCAGCAACAGGGTATTGACGCAGGTGCACAGGTGGCTGTCAATGAAGCACAGCTAGGACACTAGCACAGCTAGGACACTAGCACAGCAGGCACCTGAATAACTAAAGGATAACTAATGACTGACTTTAATGAACCCCAGTCTCTCACTGAGGAGGCTGAAGCACAGGGTATCGAGATCATGGAGTCTTCTACGACTCAGATTGAGGTTGACCCTGATATTGGAGACCCCCTTCTTCAGAACGAAAAGTCGGGGGAAGAACATAATGAAGAACAAGCTAATGGAACTGAAGGCCGCGCTGATGATGTGGCTGTTCATGATCGAAATGAAGATCAAGAGAATCTTCAAGAAGAAGTAGACAAGCACGAAAAGGCTATTGATGCCGTGAAGACCTCCCTTAAGGAAAAGGGTGTTGACTTCAATAAGGCTGTCCGAGAATATCAGGAGCATGGCAAGCTCTCCGATGAGACCGTTGCTGAACTTGAGAAGGCAGGTTATCCTTCTGAGGTTATCGAGGGTTTCATTGAGAGTCGAAAGGCTCTTGAATCTCGCTTCACTGAAGCTGTTTATGATTCCGTAGGGGGTACTAAGGAGTACAATCGTATTGTCGATTGGGCATCCAAGAATCTCCCTCAGAAGACGATTGACTCCTTTAACAGGGCAATCGACAACAATAATCTTGAAGCTGTCTCCCTCATGCTTGAAGGCATGAAGTCTAAGATGGTTTCCAAGATGGGTACCGCTAATAAGTCTATTCATGGCGGTACGGCCACTCCTGTGAATCGTCCTAAGGGGTTTGCAAACAAATCTGAAGTGATCGAGGCTATGAGCGATAAGCGCTATGGCAGGGATCCTGAATACACCCGACAGGTCGAACAGAGAATGTGGGCCACTAGTGTTTAATTTTATCTATAACAACAAATCTTATATATTTTAAAAGGAAAATAATTAAAAATGGCTGCTCTTGCTGCTACTGGTATTTCCAATCCTGGTCAGGCTCTATCTGCGGGCGATCGTGATGCACTCTTTATGAAGGTTTTCACGGGTGAAGTTCTGACTGCTTTCTCCCGCACCTCTGTTATGATGTCTCGTCATCAGGTTCGAACGATCTCGCATGGTAAGAGTGCTTCGTTCGCTGTGATGGGCCGTACCCGTGCTAAGTATCTTGCTCCGGGTAGCTCCCTTGATGATCAGCGTAAGAAGATGGAACACAATGAACGTGTCATCGCTATCGACGGTCTCCTTACGGCTGACTGCCTTATCACGGATATCGACGATGCGATGAACCATTACGACGTTCGAGTCGAGTATTCCCGTCAGCTCGGCGAAGCTCTCGCTATGGGTGCTGACTGTGCTATTATCAATGAACTTGCCAATGAGGCCGCTAAGGACGCTAAGTTCAAGGATGGCAACATTCCCGACAATGGTGAGGATGCCGACAAGGTTCTCGGTACGGGTAAGGCCTTTGAGTTTGTTACGGGTCTTGATGTTACGCAGGAAGCTACGTATGGCAATAAGATCCTTGAGGGTCTCCTTGCGGCTCGTGCTCAGATGACGAAGAACTACGTCCCGCAGGGTGACCGATATTGCCTTCTGACGCCTGAAGGCTACTCTGCTGTGATGAAGGCTCTCATGCCCGATGCCGCTAACTATCATGCTCTCTTTGACCCGAACACGGGCAAGCTCCAGACGATTTGCGGCTTTGAAGTCATTGAAGTTCCGCACCTCCTGAATGACGGCATTGATGGCAAGCATGCTCTTAATACCAAGATCAAGACTGCGGGTCTTCAGGGTATCGTGTTCCACCGCTCCGCTGTTGGTACGGTTAAGCTGAAGGATCTTGCTATGGAACGTGCTCGTCGAGCCGAATATCAGGCTGACCAGATCATTGCCAAGTACGCGATAAACTAACCTGTCGCGTAATCTTTTCTAAATAACGGGAAACTCTTTTTAGACAACCCGATTGAAGCCAAATAACTCATAAACAGTATAGGTGTATACAAAGATGAGTAACTATAATGAAACTCTAAATAAATATGTTGCTGGTTTCGTAGACGCTGACGGAACTATTGCTTTCCATTTTAACAAAACTGTAGACGGATTCTTTCGCATAGGTCTCCAGTTTGGTATTACTCAGATTGATAATCGAGGTAGAGGCTTTAAACTTCTACAATTCCTAAGAGACTCTTACGATGTCGGTAGTATCACTGACGTAAAAGACAAGAATCAAAAATACTGGAAAGTATCAGGTAAGAATGACTTAGAAAAGTTCTTGCCGCACATCATCAAACACATGGTGATTAAAGGAAAGCATTTCCAAAGAATGCTTGATAAACGTAGAGAACTTTCAGGAGTTAATCTCACCCAAGAGCAGGTGGATGAGCTTAGGAAGTTTGCTAAAGAATCTAGAGCTGATACAGGCCCGACTAGATACAAGAAGAATGCCAGTCCTGCGTGGTTGGCAGGATATATTGATGGTGACGGGTATCTTAGGTGTTCAGGTAGAGAACACTGGCTTAAGATTCATGTACAAAAATCTGATGTTTGTTCTGTAGAACTAATCCAAAGCACGTATGGCGGTAAGATCTACAAGACAACGAAAGAAAATATTAAAGAGTTTAAATTAAACTTTGGTGCATCGTTCTACGGAACTGCTACTAAAGTATTAAAGGCCATCATCCCACATCTTAGACTTAAAAGACATGATGCTGAGATGATCCTTTATTGGCACAAGCAACGACTAAATGAAAAGAACCCTACGGGGTAAGCGATAGTCTAGCGGACAAGTATGTCCGTTTGGGGTCACGGCGGTCTTCGTCCTGAAGCCGTTGGTATCTTTGTTAAGGAAGCTCAGGTTTAATAGATGACCATTGAAGAAGTAAAGAAGGCTTACGAGACTACTTACTTCTGTCAGGTGCACAAGTGGGGGTACCAGCTTACCCCCGAGGAGGCTCAGAAACTGGGTCTCCTTAGTGCAACTGCGAAGCCTGTTAAGCCTCGAAGAACCGTCGAAAAGAATAACAACAAGGAAGAATAATGATTGTCACTCCTAGCACTGAACTTGATGCAGTAAATGAAATTTTGTCATCCGTAGGCTCTAGCCCTGTTAATTCTCTTGAGGATGATGCTAATGTGGATGTTCTGAATGCTGTAAGAATCCTTAAGGCTGTCAGTCAAGAGATCCAGTCTAGGGGTTACAGCTTTAACACTCTCACCAGTGTTACCTTGAAGCCTGACTCTTTTACTAACAAAGTTGCTTATGGTAGAGACTACCTTAGGGCTGTCTCTACTAGCTATAAGTTCGTAAGCAGAGGAGGCTATTTTTATGATCTTGATTCAGGGGCTCTAGAGTTCCCTGAAGGCATTACTCTGGATGAACTTGTCAGGGAACTTCCTTTTGAGGAGCTACCTCAGGTCTTCAGAAAGTATATTACTGTTAGAGCCAGTAGAGTATTTCAGATGAGGTATCTTACCTCTGCTGATATTGATGCACATCTTCAATTGGAAGAGAGTGCGGCTTACGCAGACATTGTAGACTATGAACTGACGGATGGTAATTACAACATCCTCAATGATGACCAGTTCATTAGCCAGCAGACTCAGAGGAGCTAAACATGCCTCTAGTATCTCAAAGCATTCATTCATTCAAAGGTGGTGTCTCTCAACAACCTGACATCATCAGATTCCCCGATCAGGTAACTGAGCTTATCAACGGGTTCCCTAATGAAGTTGAGGGTCTCCAAAAGAGACCTCCGACTCTTGCAGTCAAGCGTTTGTCCGACCGTGTTGATGCTACAAAGAAGAAGTATCATGTAATTAATAGAGACGAACAGGAAAAGTACATTCTCCAGATGGGGTCTGGGGAATACCAGATTTTTGATCTTAATGGTGTGCCTAAGACTTGCAAGTTTGAAGATGACGAGTCCAAAAAGTACATCACCACTAGTGACCCTAGGGGCAAACTAAAGGCAGTTACTGTTGCTGACTACACCTTTGTCTTGAACACTGAGAAGGAGGTAGACGCTGTAGAAGGCACATCCCCAGCGGGTAAAAAGGATACTGCTCTAGTGTACATCAAGAATGCCCAGTATGCTAAGACTTATGCCATTTATGTCGATGGCGAATATATGTGCGGCGTCATTACCCCTGATGGTGGTGAAGCTAAGCAAGCTGTTCAGACTACTACTGCCTTTATTGCAAGAGCATTGTATGCCCTTCTTAATACAGGTAAAAAACCTGACGGTGGTAACCCTGACGTAGGAGGTACCTATGATGACCTGTTGAATCAGGTTGGTGGTAGAGCGTCTATGGGTTACTCTAGGTCTAGTGCAAGCATGAGCTCCTATAACGTAGGCCTCGTTGGTGACTCTGTTATTACGATTCAGTCTAAGTCTGGTTGGGATCCTCCCAATGTCCTAGTTAAGGATGGCTTTGGTAACCAGAACGCTATTGCCTACATGGGTAAGGTTACGGCTGTTAATAAGCTCCCTCCGATTGCACCTGAGGATTACATCATGCAGGTGTCTGGGGAAAAGAATTCAGAAGATGATGACTTCTATGTAAAGTGGGATGACAAACATAAGGTGTGGAAGGAAACTGTTGCACCTAGGATTCCCACTAAGATTAACCCTAAGAATATGCCTCATGCTATTGTCAGGCAGGAGGATGGAAGTTTTCTTCTTAAGAAGCTCCCGTGGGTTGATAGAGGTGCGGGTAATGAAGACACTAATCCTGATCCTTCGTTTATTGGTAGGAAGATCAATGACATCTTCTTCTACCGTAATCGCCTAGGGGTAATCTCGGATGAATCCATTATCCTTAGTGCAACCAACGACTTCTTTAATTTCTGGTTTAAGTCATCTGCGGCTATTGCAGACACTGACCCTATTGACGTTTCTGTCTCCTCGAATAAGGTTGCCATCCTGACTCATGCTGTTCCCTTTGCTAGAGAGCTTATGTTGTTCTCCCGTGAAGGTCAGTTTGTCTTGTCTAGTGATGGCGTCATGACTCCTAAGAGTGTCAAGTGTGACCAAATCACTAACTTTGACTATGACACGAACGTCCAGCCTATCTCTATTGGCCCTTCGATATTCTTTGTAAATGATCGAGTAAACTACTGCTCCATGATGCGTTACTACTCCTTGCAGGACGTAGCTGACCTCAAGGATGCTGAGGATGTAGCCGCACATGTGCCTACGTACATCCCTAAGGGCATCACAAGACTCTCTGGGAACACCACGGAGAATGTAGTTACGGCTATCTCTTCTACTACCCCTAATATCGTATACTGTTATAAATTTATTCTTGTTAACGCTACTAGTGAACAGCAGGCTTGGTTCAAGTGGGAATTTGCAAACAAGAATTCTGAGGTTCTCCTAGCGGAGTTTGTTGACTCAGAGATTTATCTTCTTATCAACTCTCCGAATGGTCTGTATCTAGAGAAAGCCTTGCTGACAGGTAATGCCGTTGACTTCTCTGATGAGCCCACTAGGCTCTTTATGGATCGTAAGAAAAAGTACACGATTCCTCAGTCAAACAAGTACAGTGACTATGAGGATTACACTGAGGTGTCTCTTAATGACATCTACGGTGCTATCCCGTCTACTAAGGATCATAAGTATTTCATTGTCACTAAAGACGGTTACGTTACTGAGGTTACTGACTGGGATTCCAATGGTGTCTTTAGACTCCAAGGGGACATGAGGGGTGTTGAGGTGTTTGTGGGCCTTACCTACAAATTCTGCGTGACTCTCTCTAAGCAGGCCATTAAGAGGAATACGGATACTGGGGGTGTTATCTCCGAGATTGAAGGTAGGCTACAGCTTAGGTACTTCTGGTTTAACTATAGTAACTCTGGTGTATTTGAATGCAAGGTTGATAACGACCTTAAGGAAAAGCACTTTAAGTATAGGTTTACTGGCAGGAACCTTGGTGAATCTCCGACTATCTTGGGGGCAAACAAGGTTTACACGGGTAAGTTTAAGTTCCCAATTCAAGACAATAATGATGAAGTAGTCATTACTGTCTGCTCCGACAATGTCCAACCTATTAACCTTATTTCAGGCGGTTGGGAAGGTCTTTACATTAGAAGGAATAGTAGCGTATGAAGTTGAAACCCTTAACTCCTGAGCAGAATAACATGCTTTGTGACATCGCAATTCATGCTATGGAGAGTTGTGTCTGTAATGAAGTTGAAATCCCCATTGAACATTTTGTTTATGAAGGGGTGTATTACAGAACCTGTTTTATCCCTAAGGATGTAGCTATCATTGGAGCTTTCATCCAGATCCCTACTACTGTAATTGTTAGTGGGGATTGTTATGTTACCCTAGGGAATACTGTAGGGAGGCTTAAGGGTTACAACGTCATTCAGGCTGAGAGTGGTCGTAGGCAAGCCTTTAGGGCACTTGAAGACACGCACATTACGATGTGCTTTAGGACTGATAAGGTTGACCTAAGGGAATGTGAGAAAGAGTTTACTCCAGAGTGGATGCTATTAACAACTAATAGAAAGGAATTGATTAAAGAATGAGTGGTGTCGTAATCGGTGTTGGTGCCGCTGTTGGTGCAGTAGTTGGTGGTGGTAGTACATTGTACAGTGCTTCAAAGACTAATCGAAATCAGATTAAGGCTTTTAAGAAGCAGATGTATTACATGCAACTTAATTACAACTACAATCAAGCCGCTCTGAATAGACAAGAGCGATCCCTTTATGACTCTGCTGTAGGCAACCTTTTCAACATGTCGGTGAACGCTTTCCAAAACCAATCACAAGTTGAGGCGGCTCAGGCTGAATCGGGTGTGGAAGGGAGGACTCAAGATAAACTTGGGCAGGTTATTAGAGGTACGAATCTTAGACAGCAGACTGCTCTAAAGGAAGCCTATGAGGTTGATGTGTGGAACGTTAGGTCTCAAAAGGAGGCTCTCTACATTGAGACTAAGAACGCTGTAGAGCAAGCTAGGGATAACCTATCTAATAGCTTTATTAAGGGCTCTAAACTGTATGCACAGCTCTTCCAGGGTGTTACTACAGGTGCCGCTTTGGGTGCCGCTACTGCAGGTATTGGTAGTGCCGTTGGTGGTGCTCTTGGAGGGGCTACTGCGACTCTTGCAACTGAAACCACCGCAACTGGAGCTTTGGGGGCGTCTGCAGGTATTGGGGGTGCAGGAGCTGTTAACACTTCCCTAGGTGCAGGCTTCCTGTCTTCTTATGGTGTTGCGGCTAATAGTGCAGTAGCTGGAGGAGTTACTACTGCCGCTTCTACGGGCCTGTCCTCAGGGGCACTGGCAGGTATTGGCGGGGCAGGCGCCCTTGCCTCTACTGGTATGAGCGGTGCAACCTCTAGTGCGTCTATTGCATCCAATACTGGTGGTAGCATCCTTGGTAACGTAATGGCTAATTACCAACAGTATAAGCCCTATGTTGACTTCATTCAACAATGGTCTAATTATTATAATTCTAATGTACTACCTAGAGAACGAGGGGGTTACTTTTACTAATGGCTTATAAGAATAGTGCAGGGGCTTCCTCTGCTAAGCAAGAGTTTTATAATTGGAATTACTTTAGTCAGGGCATGACTAAACTAGGGGAGGCTAAGGGTGTTCAGGTTAACATTAAGGATCGCCTTAAGCCCCCTCAGGAAGAAGTTGATTGGTTGTCTACTGTTGCTGAAGGTTTTAAAAAGCTAGGTACTGTAGCAGACGCCTATAAGGAAAAGGCTTTTAAGCAAGCTGATGAGTATCTCCGTACTCACTCCCTTGAGGAGTACCAAGAGGATGTTAAGAACAACAACATTCCCTTCCAGTATGACCCTGTCTCTATGTCTAGACTTAAGTACCAACATGGTAAGTTGGCTTTTAGTCTTGCAGAACAGGATTTCCAAGATAGAGTAAACAGAAACGAGTTTAACGGAAAGTCCCCTGAAGAAGTCGACGCAGAGTATTTCAAGCATGTTCGTAAGGCCATGGAGGATGTTAGAGACTCCTTTGGGTACGACATTAATGAAGACTCTTGGTTCTCTAAGGGTTTCTATGCAGATAGTCCTGAAAGTAGACAGAAGATTCTATTGCAGAACATCCAGTCTAATAACAAGTGGTCTGTGGAACAGGCTAAACTTGTTGATTTGGCTGATGTTAGAGGCGCTGTTAACGACCTATCTAAGAATGCGGCCTATGTTGTGGGAACTATTCTCGATGTCTTTGATGGTGAAAAGAACCCCAAACTAGCCCACTATTCCCCTGCAGATAAAGCAACTATGGTCTCTGGACTTCTTGAGGACATTGCAGGTAGAGAAGATGGTGTCTATATCCTACAGCAGTTGGAGAACTGGAAGCCTTACTTTCTTGACGGTAAGAGCTCTGTAAGGGATATGGTAGGCGCTGTTGCTTGGGACAAAGCTCTCAAGACCGCTAGTAATGCCGCATGGAAGGCTGATGCTGAAGCTTGGACTTATCAGGCTCTTAAGGTTGACAATTGGGTAGCTAATGGCGATACAGGTTCTATCGAGCAGGAGCTTGCTCTTGCACAGGACAGGGCAGGCGGTGTTGTAAGTGCCGAAGTAGAGTACCTTACTAGATCACTACAAAGTGCTAGAGATCAACAGAGAGCCTTGATTGCTAAGAACACGGCTAATTCAATTGATGCTCTTAAGGAAGAAGGTAGAACACTCAATGCTAATTACTACAATGAGTCCTTGCTTAGGGGCCTTCCGACTAATCCTGAGAATGTCGTAGGGACTACTAAAGAACATATTGATAGAGAGTTCATGTTTGCTGTTCAGGATGGGAGAATCACTGAAAATGACATCCTAGAGATGGCCTGTAATCCAACTGGTGGCTATAACCCTGCCTCTAGTTACCTTAGTAAGGTAGGTAACAATGTTGTTAGGGCTATTAAGGCTGACATTCTATCCCTTGAGAACTCTAATGCCGCTAGTATTGAAAAGCCTGCTTATCTTGATAAGATGTATAGCTTTTATGTGTCTAACCCTAAGCAGTTTGCTACAGCTTTTGGTGGTATGGGCTCTTATGATATGGACGTTCTTCTTGCAATGATGAACGCAAACCAACTTGGGATGACCTATAATCAATGTGTGAGCGCCCTCAAGCAACAGAAGAAGCTAGGCGAAACTAGGGAAGGCCGACAGGAGCAACAGAGGATCTATGACAATCTAGCCAAGGATGCTAAGGGAGATTTGTACTCCCAAAGCTACATGGTTAACAGGACTTATGCTTACATGAATGTTGGTATGTCTAGAAAGGACGCTATGGATAGATCCAGAGAGGATCTTGACAAAGAAACTATTTCTATTGACGACTCTAGGATCCCTGCAAAGCTCTTCATGATTAAAGGTGTCAGACCTGAGGCTACTAGGGATTGGTTTGAGGAAGA